GTATGGGCATATTTTGGTGTCATTGAAAGACTTAATAATATAGAAACTAGAGCTACTCTATTTGAAGCTGATCTGGTAAAAAATGCAGATCAAACTCCTATAGATCAGGAACAGTTTATGCTTCTAGAATTTGTATCAGAACAAGTAGAAGGTATGTCTGAAGATCTAGAAAACATGGCACATAATAAGGTTAATATTATGAGATTACAAACTGATGTAGAGAAAGCCCTGGAAGATATAGAAGAACTAAAAGATAAAGTAAGAGCAAACGGATATGATAACTAAAGTAATTATAGCATTATTGTTATTTTCTGGTGGAACTATGATTGAACATACTGTTACTGATGGTGTTAAAGATTGTCTTGAAAAGAAAAGAATCATTGAACGCAATATGCAATCAGATACTGCAAGAGTATCATGTGCTAAAGTTGAAGCACAAATAGAAACTATAGAAGGTGTTGAATTTATAAGATCAATGAGTAAAGTAAAGTAATGGCTACACTACAAGAAGTACAAAAAGAACTTAGATCTCTTAAGAAAGAAGTAAGAGAACTAAGAACACATAACAAGTTTTTATTAGATAGACTTGATTTAGCACATGAAAAAAATGCTAAATTAAGAGAAGAAAAAAACAACATGACTGTAGATGATGTTGTGTTAATGCAGAAATCTAAAGCTGAATATGCTGCATCTCTAGAAAAATCAATTAGTGAACAATTATCTATGCAAGAAAAAGTACATTTAAATTCATCAGGATTACCCAATGGTAACACAGTCAGAGAGAATAAATAGATTAGATAAAGATATCCTATTAATCAAAAAGGATATCGAAGTTATTAAAAATAATCATCTTAAACATATTGAATCTGATGTATCTATGATTAAGAAAGTCATGTGGTCTGTTGGTTTCCTAGTATTTTCTAACTTACTAGCTATTATAATGACACAAATAAAGTGAAGTTTTATTTAATTATTTTATTCTGTGTTCAATCATTAACATCCCCTTTAGAAGAAAGTTGTGTAGCAGAACCGCTATATGAACCATTTAATAGTATACCAGATTGTCTTGCATATGTGGATAACTTTAGATACAGTTTAAGAAATAACGAGGATTTGTATGTAACAGGTTTCTGTACACAAAAGGATTATGACACAATATAATAATTTAAAAGAGAGGATTAAAGAGCATGAAGGATATTGCGAAACTGTTTATAAAGATACACTGGGATTTGAAACTGGTGGCTATGGACATAAGATCATACCTGGTGAGGATATACCGACAGACAGAGATGGATGGGAAAATTTATTTGAGAAAGATTTTCAAAATGCAGTTGATGGTGCTTCGAGGATTCTTGATGGTTATGATATTAATAACACAGCTCGTGAAGTTATTATCGAAATGGTTTTTCAAATGGGTGAAGGTGGTGTATCTAAATTCAAAGGTGCTTTATCTAATCTTAAAGAACAAAGGTATTCAGAATGTGCCACAGAAATGTTAGACTCAAGATGGGCAAATCAAACACCGAACAGGGCAAAAGCTCTAGCCTCAGTAATGGAGGAGATCAATGCTTAATTTACTCGGACCTGTCGCTGGAGCAGTCTTTAAAACAATTGATAAAGTTGTCGATAATAAGGGAGAGGCTGACAAACTTAAAGCTAAAGTACAAGAAAAGATTATTGCAGGAGAACTAGCACACTTAGAAGGTGCTGCTAAAATTATACAAACAGAAGCACAAGGAGGATTCTTACAAAGAAACTGGCGACCAATAATGATGTTGGTCTTTGCTGGTTTAATGGTAGCTCATTGGTTTGGATTTACTGCACCCAACATACCTGAATCTGTACAGAACTCTCTATTGAATATTATTTTAGTGGGAATCGGAGGGTACACTGTTGGAAGATCAGCCGAAAAAGTTGCAGACAGATTTAAAGATAGTAAAAAGGGGTAGGGGTAGACCTAGGAAGGATGAAATTACCCCTTCTACGGCTCTTAAAAGAGAAAAAAACGCTAGAATTCTTGTTATCTCTGACCTTCATGTTCCTTATCATCACAGTGATAGTTATAGGTTCTTGGAGTCTTTGGCTGCTAAGTATAATCCTACGAATGTTATTCATATCGGAGACGAAATGGATTGGCACTCAATTAATGTTTCTCACATAATCAATCCAGATCTACCTAGTCCTGCTGATGAACTAGAAATCGGTAGATATCATATGAAGAAACTAGAGTCTATGTTTCCTGTAATGACTATACTAGAATCTAATCATGGATCTATGATACTTAGACGTGCTATGGCAAAAGGTATGTCTAAGTTTTTTCTCAAAGACTATAATGAAATACTAGATGTAGGTCATGGTTGGGTATGGAAAGAATCTCATTGGGAAGATACTGATATGGGTAGAGTTTACTTTGCACATCAAGTATCTAAGAATATTGTAAAGGCAGTACAGATGATGTCTGCTTCAGTTGTCCAGGGGCACTATCATACCCAGTCAAATATAGAGTATGTAGGTAACGACTTTCATCTTAACTGGGGTATGTCTGTAGGTTGCCTTGTAGATAAAAAATCTATGGCTATGGCTTACATGAAAGTAAACATGGCTAAACCAATCTTATCTTGTGGTATTATTACTAATGGTGTACCATCTATAGTTCCAATGTTATTGAGGAAAGATGGTTCATGGGATGGCAAAGTATACATCTAAAGATAAAAAATATTTTATAAAAATAATTGAACACGGATGTTGTGTTCCAGGTTGTATGTCAAATACACCAATGAATGTTCATCATCTACGTGGTAGCCAGGTTCAACATAATAGATCTAATCAGCTTGTAGTACCATTGTGTTTTGAACACCATTCAGATCTGACATGGGGTAAGTATAAACCAGAACATAAGTTTTGGGAACATCATAATTTTGATGCAGTGGAATATGCTAATGAATTGTACTTGAAGCACGAACCTGAACAACATTAAGTTCAGTCATACGTTCTTTGATAGCATCTGTAGTTTGATTCTTTTTTATTTTTTTGCCTGATAGCGAAGCTGCCATGATGGCATATGCTGCAAAAATAGTATCGGTATCATAACCGAATTGTTTTAAGTAGACACTGTAATCATTGAGTGTGTCTACAAGTTCGTCAAGTTCTCCTTTAACAATCATTGTCATTTACTCTTTCTATCATTTTACAGGTGGCAATACTAGGAGTCATTATTTGCGAAGATAACAATTGAAAAAGTATCACCACCTTATTCCCCAACAACCTAGCTAGGTGAAGGTTTTGCCTTACATAACGCAGGGGAAACTTTTAAAATGGTATTGGATCATCTGGTAGATCATCATTGATGTCTTTAGTAGGTGCTTGTTTAGCATCACCTTTACCACCTAACATCTTCAAAACACCAGTTACTCTTGGTATAATGATAGAAGTATTATACTTTTTGTTACCACTTTTATCTGTGTATTCAGACACATCTATCTCACCTTCAAGATACAACATAGTACCTTTCGATACATAGGTCTTGATAGTGTTTGTTAAATTAGGATCAAAGGTAGTAATCTTGTGCCAAGTAGTTTTCTCTTGCCACGTACCATCTTTGGTCTTGATCTTCTTTGATGTAGCTAAACTAAAGTTAGCATATTCATCACCTTTACTGGTAGCTTTGATCTCTGGATCGACACCCAATCTACCTACTAATATTACTTTGTTAATCATATTACCTCCTTAATTGTACTAGATTATCTTCTTCAGGCTTAACCTTTGGTTTAGGAAAAGCCTTATCAATCTTCTTAATGATATCATTCATTAATAGATTTTCACACATTCTAATTGCTTTCCTCTTAGCAGTTGAGTAAGAATCCCAATCAGATTTATGTTGATTCTTGATGAGAGTATCATCAATAGTCAATCTCCATTTAGTAACAGAGTCTTGAAAGCGAGGTGTTACCTTCACTATATTCACTATAATGTTTAGGCTATGCCCATACGCTATAGTTGTTTGGTAATGTCCAGCTCTTATACACTTCATGCAATCTCCTTAACTTTTGATTTATCAACATTAGATTTAATATCTGATTTGATTTTCTCAACATACTTACTGTTGTCATGCATACCTAAGAATACATCTGCACTTACACCAACATGAGATAATGCTTTAGTCAATGCATCAGTCATAGCTTTCTTAGTACATTCATCATCTAACTTACCATTAGTTTTATGTAATGATTGTACAGATGATACTGGTCCATAAGTTTGGATTGGTGTTTCTAACCATACACCTACCTCTGCAAATACATTTAAATCAGTATATGTATAGTTACACGTCCAACCCCAACCAATACCACATGGACCGAACACTTCAGTCATCTTCATAATCTGATACATTGGATCAATGGTAGTTAGTTCACCAAAGCCTTTGTTGATTCTTTTAGTGAATCTAGGATCAGTAGTTTTTAGTTGATCCCAGTATCTTTTGTTTGGTTCGTTTAGTATTTTATCAGTCATTAGTTCCTCCTATGCTGTCGAAGTCTACAAGATCTGCAGGTACTTCATTATTAGTTATATGTTGCCAAAACATTTCCTCTGCCTTGATTAGTTTCTTTTGAAACTTCTTGTCAGCTTGTACATGAAATGATTTCCATTTGTTATTACCAAAGATAATAGACAACCATGCTTGAGGTAAATTACATACGATCATATAGTGTTGTATCTGTGGGTAATATCTTTCAAGTATAGTATCATCTTTAGTAAATGCGTGTACGTGTTTGGCTTCAAATACACCTAATGGTTTTAGATTCTCATTCAATACATATCCGTCAATGTTAGCTAACATGAATGGATATTTCTTGATAGTGATAGTTTCATTTGATTCTTTGACTGGTAAATCTGTGTTTGCAGCAAACCAATCTCTATTGAAATCCTCGGTATATATACCAAGTTGTACTGGTAGTACAAAAGAAAGATCTTCGTTTTCTTTTATACCTTTCTTGATTTCATATAGTTCTTTCCAATTACCAGCAACTATTTTACCAGCATCACTTCCTCCTAGTCCTGAGTTTCTGTCTATAAGTTTCTTTTGCTTGTGTATATTCATTCGTCCTCCTCGTTATTATTTCGTCAAATCGTATCTTATCATTCCATAGTTCTTTCGCCATAGCTCTCGCTGTAGGGTGTACATATGGTTTAGTAAGTTCTATACGTAATGCTTGGGCAGTTTCTTTGTCATGCTTGAGATAACAAAAGTAACAAACTTTATCAATCCACCACTGCTTACGTTGCATTGGGTCTGACATATTATAATTTTTTTTAGGTTTATTACGTAGTTTATTATCACTTGCAAATTTCCTGACTAAAAGTTTAACGTCTATCGTAGTCATCTATCGCTCGTTGTAGATACCACATAGCTTTCTGTAGATCTACAACTCCTCCTTTATGATTGTGTCTTACAATATATTTCACAACATTACCAAGAGGATATGATAGTTTTTTATCCATTATAAAATCATATGTTTCAATTGTTCCTTGTTTGTAATGACTCGGATTTATTTGATCTGTCATATGGATTCCACCTCACATCTATTAATCTATAAGACTTACCACTATATACTGATTTTTGTGGTGTGCCTATACTTAAATCAATATCTTTTAATCTACTTGGTGTAAGCATCATTACTTCACCTTTATGTACTGCCTGGATAGTATAGTTCTTATCAATGGCTTGTTGTATTTCATAATCTCTAAGTGAGATATACATTCCTTTCCATAGTTTCTTAACGACTCTTGTTTTTGTTTTCATATCTACTCCTATTAAAACATCTTATACATTGTTTCTCTTTAGTATAATGATCTAGTTGTATCATCATATACATAGTGCTCCATTTCTTACAAGAGGTACACTTATGTAATTGTTTTTCTTCTTCACTAATAAATATTTTTTTCATTGATTGAATGATGGGAGTACGAGGAGGAGGAAGATGAAGAAGTGTACTCCCATCTAAATCTCTACGCTGCTTGGCTAAACCAAGACATGTTAGACACTTTCCTCTCTCTATCATAGCGAGTATTTACTGAATCGCTAGGATAATGTGTACTCCAGTGTGTAATTGCTTGATATGCACTGAATTTATTAGGTCCAAATTGTTGTGCATAGTTACCATTGTACTCATCAAGAATATAATTCTTGTGCTGCTGATTGACATGACTCTTGTCAGTACGTGTTGGTTGAAAGCATAGTCTATCTACCTCAGCGTGTAACTGGTTGTCATCTACTGGTACCTCTAACCAGTTAGTCATGTAGTTATGTACAGTATGTAGTCCATCCATAGCTGAATATAAACCAGGTAATGCTAGTTTAATTTCATTATTACCTTTATGTGCAGTATTCAAACTGATATCCCATACTGAACTTTTAAGTCCATTAAGACATAACCATAGGTAGAAACCTAGATCAAATCTGAATGAACGCATACCATTGTAGCTGTTCCATATCACAGCTTCTAGACCAATGGATGTATCTTTGAATGGTATCTGATACTCTGGTAGAGTAAATCTGGTAGCCATAACAGCACCATGATTAGACCACTTGTGTTGCTCAGTCATACCATTGGTATCAAAATGTTCATTAAGAAAATCATTAGCTTTATCATATGCTGTGTCATGTGATATAACTCGATATGTATTTTTATGAACTGCAATCAGTTCATTGTTCTCGTCTTTAACCAACTGCTTGTAGCCATCTAGCCTTGAGCCATGCTGGTTGTATACAGGTTCTTCACGTACCTGAAACATTAGTTCTTGTGGTAACATATTGTTCCTCCTTTGTTACTTCCGCTAAAGGCGTGGGATTATTTTATCACCCACAAGCTTTCAACTACAGATAGAATTTTGCTCATTGTCTACTCACAACCACCCTTGATTACCTCATGCATTTGCACATACTTCATCTCAAGTGTACCTTACCCCTCTGATAAAGAGTTGTTCAGTCAGCCGATAGGGGAAGCTATACCCCTACCACGAAACTTTTTAAACTTATAATTCTGCTCTAAATGAACAGAACTTATTTGACTTAACACGATCTAGTATTTTCACACCAAGTTCATATCGTGCATACCATTCTAAATAATATTGGTATTTACTTTTCTTATGTTCCTCTAACGACATACTTGGTATCGGTACAGGAATATCTAATAACTCACATATTTCTTCCCTTGTATAACCATTAGCTTTTGTAAAGAAATCATCTAACAATTCTTTTTTAGATCCAAGATGATCTAAACATTGAGCTAGTCCATGTTCTATTTTGTTTATATCTGATTCTTCATAGTAATATTCAAGATAGTCTGGTTGAAATCCTTGTGATCCAAAGAAGTCTGCATCATCACTTGATTGTATACCAAACCAAAACTTACCTTCTATATCTCCTTCGTAATATCTACCCATTTATATCCTCTCTAAGTTTTGATATTGCTTCATTCATATACTTGATTGTATGAGCTGTTTGTACAAGCTCTGCTTCTATTTGATCTGATATATTAGTAAGTGTTTTTACCATTTCAATATGTACTAATACAACATCATCAAACTTATGCTTGACATCAAATTGTACTACATCTTTATCAAGAGCATCATACATCTTTTGGCATGATTCAATCCATCTTAGTTGTAATACTTTTATTGATTCACTATTCATTACTATCCTCTTTCTTTTTTACTACCTCTAGCCATTCACCATGTCCTTCACATTCATCACAGGGATCTGATTCATCTGGTGCATCACCCCAAGGTATAACACCAAGTCCATTACATCTCATACACTCTACTCTAGCTTTCATTGTATCCTTTGATATTTCTATTTCTATTTCCATCACTCCTCCAAGTTCTCTTGTATTAATTTATTTACTCGATCTCCTATGTCTTTGATTCTTCTATCTAAATCCATAGATGCCTCATGTATATACTTAGCGTCAGTCATAATGACTCCAGCTTCTTCTTGACATTTAATGAGATCTTTTAGTATAGCTTCACACTTTGATACTTCTAATAGCTTCATTACTTTTTCTTTCTCTTGGTTGTTGGATTACTATCAACATCCTTTAGATGTACTGCTATCTTTGTTAGATTGTTAGTTAGAAATACAATACCAATCCATATTGGTGCAGCTACTACTGACACAACTAGTGTTGGATTGATACCAAGGAATAAACACATACCAATAAAGCCACCACCTAAGCCACAGTAGATCAGAAAGAATGTTCCGATATACTCAGCATAGGCAGAGAATTTACCACCTGTTATTTTTTTTACTCCCCATGATGCTGCACGTTCTGCTGCATCAAATGCTATTTTTGATTTGATCATCTTACTCTCCTTCTATTTTATTGTAACACGAGTGCTCGGCATATTCAACATACCCCTGGTCCTCGCTGAAAAAAAAATTTTGCTAATGGGGTATAAACCCCACTAGCTGAAATATTATTTCAGATCAGTATCCAAACATCTGATCATTCACCTCTTTAATTCTTTTAACTTCTTGTGGTGTCATGTCAGCTAGTGTTCTCATTTCACCTTTACTTACTTTGGTGATCTTCCTATCTTTTGGATGTTGTTGATACAACATTTCATATAGTTTGATACTAGCCTCATTGATAGCTTTGTATTTGTCAGTCAATGCGTTCCATGTTTTACCTTGTAAAACCATGTAGTTCGCATTGGTTTCAGCTATCTCTTGTCCTGATGTGGACTCCCTATCAACCTGATAACTATTCATCTGTTTATCTTTGTAATACTGTGCATTGAAGCTGAATGAAAACACAGATCTTTTGGATGAATTGTATATCTGCCACAGTAATAACTGTGAGTAATTGACATCTACATCAGATGTTTCATCAACAAGATGTCCTAGTATCTGATACCAATCTTGGTTAGCTACCATAGTAATGGCTTTGATGTTAGCTTCATCAGTTTCTAGGTGTCTTGGTTTACTTGTGTATGACATAATTTACCTCCTCTATATCATTGTATTCTAGCTCTTTACCATACATTGTTCCTTGAAGTCTTTGTCTTTCAAGATCAATTTCATCTTTAGTTGCACCTGCTTCCTCAAGATATTTAATTCTATCTATGATATCACAGGCTTCTTTTTCTAATGGATTATGCATTTCTGCCTCCTTCATCTTTTAATACGCTATGCGTTTTTCCTCCTTCATTTAACTCCATCCACTGATGTAAATCTATTTTCTTTACATCACCTCCATCTTCCAAATACTTACCATATAATTTACTTGCATCATCATATGTATATTCTTCATAGCTAGATGGAAACTCAGTTGGATAACATAGTTCCTTATGTACAAATGCTACAGCTGTAGCCAGTTTGTCAAAACCATGGAGGAAGTATGTATCTCCTCCTTTAAATTTATAATATCCTTCATCCCAATTGGATGCTTCCATATTATAATCTTCATAGTATTGTGTATGAACTACATAGATATTGTTACTTGTTATCTTCATTGTATATCTCCTTTGATATGATGAGAGTCGATCTCTCGTTAATGCCCACTTTAGCAACCAAAGATTCTAAGACAGTCAGTGCGACCAGTTGTTTGTCCGTTCACGAAGTGAAATAAACGTCAAGCTAACTTGTTGCACAGTACCCTTTATGGGTTGACTGGTGAAAGAATCTTCTGGTAGTTCGTGGCGTGTACCACGCTGATACCCCCTCAATGCTGTCGCCACGAATGGAGCATTATCGAGAGAGAGTAAATCAAACGATTGGGTTGCCTGTGGCTATATGAGATATAGAGGACACGAAGGAGGCTATCGCCATAGCTGACTGAGGTAATAGAAAAGACATAGGTCAATCGTTTGATCCATTAAACAGTCTACGTTCTAGGGGGAGAGAGCACGAGAGAGGGAACATCTCTCGTTTGTTTACAATTTTTTACTTGACAACATAAACCGTAGCAAGGTATCTATCGTTATGGGCAGTCAAATAAAAGGAACTGACGGACTTACACATAAGCAACGCAAGTTGATTGATACCCTCGTAGCAGAAGGTTGCTCCGTAGCAAAAGCTAGTCAAATAGCTGGATATGCAAAGGGAGAATCTGGTAGAGTAACTGCTAGTAAGACGCTACGACTTCCAAAGGTACAAGAGTACTACCGCTCACGTGTAGCTGAGATAGGACTGGTAGGTGCAATCCCAGCAGTCAAGACAATCGTTAGACTTGCGCAGGAAGCGAAGTCCGATTACGTGAAGCTAGAAGCCAGTAAGGACATACTAGATAGGAGTGGGTTCAAAGCTCCTGATAAGGTACAGCACAGTGTAGGAGGAAACCTCTCGATCAAGATAGACCTAGATTAGATGAGGGGGGTTAGAAAACAGGAGCGACAGCATAGAGAAAGGTCCTCTACTCACATTATTAGCGAAAAAGGTCCGAGTTACAATCAGTTACAAATACTAAACTGGACACATAAAGAACACATTAAGTATTGTCGTTGTTGTGAGTGTGGGGAGTTCGCTCCGTTTCATATCAAGAACGAGATAGGTAGTTATTACTTCCTATGCTATGAACATTACAAACAGCGTTGAATATATTTTTTTTTTGGGTAAAGTACGCCTATGGTTAAAACAAAACAATCAATGTTGCCAGGTGCAAAGAACACATCACAAAAATTAAAACTAAGAGAATTAACAAGGTTAATGGAAGATAATGAAGTTTTTAATAAGTATTGGTCTAGTTTATCTGATAAACAAGTTAATACATTTAAAGAGATAGGTTATAATAAATCTACATTAAAGAATTCATTTCTTAAAGATACTGGTGCTTTAGGTTTTAAAGCTATGATGATGAATGAGGATAATTTCAATACTATTGGTGTAAAAAAGATTCATAATAGTATTAAGAAGTTTGCTAATAATATATTATCTGCAGTAAAAGATCCTAGTAATTTATTAATTAGTATAAAATAAGCATCTATGTCTACAGATAAAACAGAATCAAAAGTTCTACATAGTAAAGCTGTAAAGAAATTATTAAATGATGGACCTCCTGGCAAAGGTAACAAGAAAGATCTAGTATCTTTTTCTTTGTTTAATAACAAAACTGGTAAAGCTATCTTTACATTCTCATTGTTTAATAAAGATCAGAAGAAAGCAATAAATGCTTTGAAGAAAGTAAATAAACCACAAAATCGTAAATTTAAATGAGCCAGAGTTTATTAAAACGAATAGGTGTATCTGGTTACAACAAACCTAAAAGAACTCCAGGACACCCTAAAAAATCTCATGTCGTAGTCGCTAAAGAAGGATCTAAGGTCAAGACTATTAGATATGGTGAACAGGGAGCTAGTACAGCTGGTAAGCCTAAATCAGGAGAGTCAAAGAGAATGAAGATGAAAAGAAAATCATTTAAGGCTAGACATCGAAAAAATATAGCAAAAGGAAAGATGTCAGCTGCGTTCTGGGCTAATAAATCAAAATGGTAAAAAAGAGTAGAGTCAATGAGGCTGGTAATTATACTAAGCCTGGAATGAGAAAAAGTTTATTTAATCGTATTAAAGCTGGAGGAAAAGGAGGAAATCCTGGACAATGGAGTGCGAGGAAGGCACAAATGTTAGCTAAGGCTTATAAATCCAAAGGTGGTGGATATCGGTGAAGAAGCCACAAAGAAGTTTGAAAGCATGGACTAAACAGAAATGGAGAACCAAATCTGGAAAGCCATCTGGAAAAACAGGTGAACGCTACTTACCTGAAGCTGCGATCAAGTCATTGACTGCTAGTGAATATGCAGCTACAACTAGAGCTAAGAGAAAAGGCAGTAAGAGTGGGAAACAATTTGTTAGACAACCTAAATCTATATCTGCTAAAACAAAACCTTTTAGGAGGGTATCATAATGTATGGAATGAAAAAACCTGCCGCTGGATCTAAAAAGTTAAAGGGTAAACAAAATAAATTACCACCTGCTTTGAAGAAAAAGATTATGGCTAGTAAAAAGAAAAAGTAATGGGTGCTAATCAAAAACATTACTTTAAAAATGGAACTGAGCATAAAGGTGCATATCATAAAATGCCTAATGGTAAACTACATACAGGCAAATCACATACTGCATCAAGTAAACCTATAGTTCACTTTAAAGATCTATCAGCAACAGCTAAAAAGAAAGCAAGGGCATAATGGATTTAATAATAAAAATGAAAAGAAAATGGGATGGACTTAATTACAAAGGTAAAATATTTGTATGTGCTATTCCTACTTTAGTAATCTTAGGATTAATATTTAATTAAATATGAGGTATGCAGAGGAGCTATCTTACGAGGATCGTCAAAGACTTCGTAAGATAGTGAAGAAAGAACATTTTAAACATTATCCCAAAGACTTACGATTTTCGGATAATGAAGCCGATAAATTTATAGAATCTCTACTACCAGAAACTATCTACAAGTTAATTAAAAAATCTGTAGATAATGGTATTGCTTGACAGAACTCAACTACAAAGCTCCAGGTGAAACAATAAAAACCTTTATGAAGGATGATTCCTTCTTTAGAGGTGTACGTGGTCCAGTAGGATCAGGGAAGTCTGTATCTTGTTGTATTGAAATATTTAGACGTGCCTTAAAACAAAAGCCTAGTGAAGATGGTAAACGTAAATCTAGATGGGCAGTAATAAGAAATACAAATCCCCAATTAAAAACAACAACTATTAAAACGTGGTTAGATTGGTTTCCAGAAAATTCTTTTGGAAACTTTATGTACTCAGTTCCTTTTACACATAACATTCATATAGGTGATGTAGAGCTAGAAGTTATATTCTTAGCACTAGATAGACCAGAAGATGTTAAAAAATTATTGTCTTTAGAATTAACTGGTGTATGGATTAATGAAGCAAGAGAGATTCCTAAGTCTATTGTTGATGCGTGTACTATGCGTGTAGGTAGATTCCCTTCTATGAAAGATGGTGGACCTTCATGGTATGGTGTTATAGCAGATACTAATGCACCTGATGAAGATCATTGGTGGTCCATTATGTCTGGTGAAGTACCTGTACCAGATCATATGAATCAAGAAGAATCCTTAATGTTAGTCAAGCCTGACAACTGGAAGTTTTTTGTACAACCTCCAGGCATGATAGAAAAAAAAGAAGATGATAAAATTAAAAGTTATGAGCTTAATAATACAGCAGAAAATATCCAAAATGTTACACCTAATTACTATCCAAATATCATTAGAGGAAAAAGTAAATCTTGGATTGATGTTTACGTTTTAAATAAATTAGGAACTATTGAAGATGGTAAACTAGTATATGGTTCATTTAGAGAAGATGTACACATAGCAGATGATGAAATAGAATTTGCACCTACTACAGTTTATATTGGATTAGACTTTGGTCTTACACCTTCTGCTGTATTTGGTCAAAAGCTACCTGATGGTAGATGGTTGATACTGCATGAACTAGTTTGTTTTGATATTGGTACAGTTAAGTTTGGTGAATTATTAAAGCATGAGATAATTAAACACTGTGCAGATAAAGATTTAAAAATATTTGGAGATCCAGCTGGAGATTTTAGAGCACAAACAGATGAAACAACTCCTTTTCAGATACTTAGACAACAAGGCATCCAGGCATTTCCTGCACCATCTAATGATGTAGGTCTAAGAATAGAATCTGTTGAAACTGCATTGAATAGAATGGTAGATGGTAAGGCAGGATTTTTATTAAATAAAACTTGTAAATCACTACGTAAAGGATTCTTAGGTGGATATCATTACAGAAGAATACAAACATCTGGAGAAAGATATGAAGATAAACCTAATAAGAATAAATTTTCACACGTACATGATGCATTACAATATTTAATGCTAGGTGCAGGAGAAGGTAGATCATTAACAGTAGGTCCAGCTAAACCACAAGTATCTAATGCTTATAAGAACTGGAATATATTTGATCGTACTTCAATGAATAGGAGGAAGAAGTGGGATATTTTCCGAAGGAATGGCTAGTATTTTTTTATGATCCACCTAACCATGAGTGGTATCATAGGTTCAGAAAAAATGGGATGGCACATTGTGGTGCTTTTGCATACTTTCCAAAAAAAGATAAATGGATAGTAGTAGAACACATACATAGAAGATTAGATTTAAATATTATAGATGGTACTGAAGTAGATCAGATGATGGTCTATATAAAACAACATGGTGGTATTATTTTAAAATGCAAGACATTTCGCCATAAGTGGAGATTATTTCAAGCTGCATGGTTGAGAGAACATTCTTGTGTAACTGTTATTATGAGAGTTCTAGGAATAAATAGATTGATTATTACCCCTTTTCAGTTATATAAATACTTAAAGAAACATGGTTGTGAACAATGGGATTTTTAAGAACACCAAAATATAAGCCTGATCCAGAGCTAGAAAGACAGTTAAAAGAAAAGCGTATGGAGGAAGAACGTATACAAAAAGAACAAGAAGAAGCTATGGCTAAAAGAAAAAAAAGATTTATCGAAGGTAAGCTCGGTAATAGATCATTGTTCTCAAGAGCTGGTGGAGCTGGATTTTTTACAGAAGGACAAGAAACATAATGGGATCAAGTAAACCAACATCTGGAGGCGGCGGCGGAGGAAATAATAAAAATCAAAATAAACCTAAAAAAGTATATGGAATGGGTCCAGGTCAGTCTTTGGCTATGTCTGGAACTACTGGATTAGCTACTGCTACAACAAAACAAGCAGAAACAATTAATAGAACTACAGGAAAATCTTTCAATGCTATTAGTAAAAATATCGGTGAAATAGGTTCTAAATATCGTAGACCAGCTAATGTAGAAAAATATGCAAAAGATTTACGTACTCAAGAAGTAGGAGAAATGTTAGGTGGTAAGAAATTTACTGGTCCTGATGGAGTAGAAAGAATGAGTTTTGTTGGAACAGGAATGAAAAACGAAAAAGGTGAAACTATACTTTCAAAACAAACCCCACAACTAACTGCAAACGCTCCTACGTTAAAACAATTAGGTGGTGATATTTCTAGAGCTGTAACTGGATATAATACTTTAGAATATATAGATGGATCTAATACACCAACAATGGTTAGGAAAGCAGGATTAGTAGAAGCATCACCTGTTGGTGCTATTTTTAATGCGATAAGAGGAACTAGTTTTTTTAAAAATGATAGTAGTAATAATACAAGTACAAGTAATGCACCAATAGAACAAAGTGAAAGCAATATAAGAGATAATGAAAGAAAAAAAAGGCTAGAAAAAGTTTTGGCTGGATATGGTATTGGAAACGTATCTAGTAATGAAAGACCATTTCTTACAGTTAAGGGTAGAGGATTTGGTGGAACATTTAAGTAATGTACAGTTTTAATTATAGATCTGCTCCAAATACTGGAGTAATGAATCCTAAATCTTTTTTGAAAAAGTTTGCACAATCAGAACAATTAAAATCTCATTGGATTCCAAAGTTTGAAGAAGCATATGAATATACTATGCCAGGTAGAGAAGCATTTTATGAAGAAGCTCCTGGAGAAAAAAGAACAGATAGAATCTTTGATGAAACAGCTGTTGTAGGTATTCAAGAGTTTGCTTCAAGACTACAAGCAGGTATCACTCCTACATTTGGAAGATGGATTAATTTAAAAGCAGGTATAGAAATACCTCCACAAATAGCACCACAGATAGATGCACAGTTAGATGAAATAACTAATTATATATTTGAGATATTACATTCATCTAACTTTAATCAAGAAGTGCATGAATCATTTATGGATTTAGCTATTGGTACAGGTGTAATGTTAGTGAATGAAGGTACATCAACTAATCCAGTAGTATTTAATTCTATACCATTACCTCATGTATATTTAAATACAGGTCCAGATAATAGAGTAGATTGTATTTATAGAAAAAGAAATATCAGATTAGGTGATTTAAAAGTTTTATATCCAGATGGAAACTTTGAAGATATAGAAGATAAGATTTTAAATGATCCAGATGTCAAGTGTACTGTAATCGAAGGTACAATGAGAAACTATAAAGATCCAAATAAAGAAGTTTATGATTATGTAGTATGTGTAAAAGATATGGAAGCAGTTATTCTTGAAGATACTTTTGAAGGACAAGGTTCTAATCCATTTATTACATTTAGATGGAATAAAGCTAGTGGTGAAGTATATGGTCGTGGTCCAGTATTTAATGCTATGTCTGCTATCAAGACTACAAACTTAACTATCGAATTAATTTTAGAAAATGCACAGATGAATATATCTGGTATTTATCAACTAGAAGATGATGGAGTTATTAATCCAGATAACATTTCATTAGTGCCTGGCACAATTATTCCAGTAGCTCCTGGATCTAGAGGACTAGTTCCTATTAATGGAGCAGGTAGATTTGATGTTGCACAGTTAGTATTAGATGATATGAGGCAGAATATTCGTAAAGCATTATACATGGAAACATTAGGTCCAACCAAAGGTACACCAATGTCAGCTACTGAAGTAGCAGAAAGAATGGCAGATTTATCTAGACAGATTGGATCTTCATTTGGAAGATTACAATCAGAATTTATTATGCCATTAATTAGACGTGTTATTTATATTTTAAAGAAACAAGGCAGAATAGAATTACCTTCTTTGAATAACAAAGAAATAAAAATTGTTCCAGAATCACCATTGTCTAGAGCACAAAACGAGCAAGATATTGCAGATGTAAACAGATTCAACGCAACGCTAGGTCAAACATTTGGACCACAAGTACTTAATCTTATTGTAAAACAAGAAGAAGTAGCTAGGTACTTGGCAGAAAAAATGAACCTTCCTGAAAAACTAATTAGAGATGCAGCTGAACAACAACAAGTAGTACAGCAAATGCAACAAGTAATGCAACAACAAGGAGGAACAAATGAGTTGGGAGCAGCTCCAGAACAAACCTAAAGGTAGCCATCTATCTATTGATGGATTTTATCGAACAGAAGAAAAAGAAAAAGAACTTAATTCAGAGATGAACGCAGTTTTTAGCACCGTTGTTGGTGAAAAAATGTTGGATTATTTAAGATCCATAACAGTAGATGCAGTTGCAGGTAAAGATGTTAGCAACGAACATTTACGACATCTTGAAGGGATGAGATATTTATATTTTATCATCAAGAAAAGAATCGAATCTGATAAGGAGGCATAATGTCAGAAGAACAAATACAAGAAACACAAGAAACAACACAAGAGGTATCTCAAGAAAACACTACTGAAGTTCAAATACCTGAGTATATTCCAGAGAAATTTTGGGATACAGATAGAAATGAAATTAAAGTTGAAGAACTGGGTGCATCATACAAAGCATTGGAGCAAAAACTTGGGATGCGAACTGAAGATCTTACGAAACAATTACGTGAAGATTTGGAATCAGAAAGAAAATCTAGCGTTCCTGAATCATATGAAATAAAGCTACCAGAGATACCAGAAGATGTTGAAATATCCGTTGATCCAGAACAAGCACTTGTTAAGTCTTGGGAACAAATTTGTAAAGATAATGGGTTATCACAGGATGTATTCAACCAGGGAGTGGAGGCTTTTGTTAATAATGAAATTGCTGGTTTGCCGAATCTACAAGAAGAAATGGGCAAGTTGGGAGATAATGCAAAACAACGTATTGAAGCTGCTGATCTTTGGAGTAAAAAGTATCTATCTACTGATGCCTATAATGCTATTGCCAATATGGCTGCTACTGCTGAAGGCGTTAAAGCTCTAGAAGAAATAATGTCTTTGTCTAAAAACAAAGCATTACCTAATACCAATACTGTAGTAGATGTAGAACTAGATGAAAGAGATTTACAATCTATGATGCAAGATCCAAGATACTGGAAAGAAGGTACAAAAGATCCTGCATATATTAGAAAAGTAACTGATCTATATCAGAAAAAGTATGGCTAAGAAGTTTCCATATAAGAAATATATACTTATATGGGAAGATCCTACTGGAGATAGTGGATGGATGTCTGATAAAGATATGGAACATTTATCTCCAGCTATTATTACTACAGAAGCATACATTTATTCAAAGAATAAGAAGTATATCAAGACATTTGCAAGTTATATCAGGGAAAGCGATGGATCATACACATACGCTGATGTCAATGTTTTTCCTGCATCTTGTCTTGTAAAGCTGACAAAAATATAATATATCTGAATTAACAAGCCGATTTAAACTGGACTTTGCCCAGTAATGGATAACTAAGAAATGTTTATGACGACAACTTGGATTTAACAATGAAAGGTAAAACACAATGACAGCAACAATAGATCAAGCATTTGTGAAACAGTTTGAAGCTGAAGTTCACATGGCTTATCAACGTATGGGCTCAAAATTGAAGTCCATGGTACGTAATGTCAATGGTGTAAAAGGAAATACTGTTCAGTTCCAAAAAGTAGCGAAAGGTTCTGCTTCAACTAAAGCAAGACACGCTGAGGTTGTCGCTATGAACTCAGTACACTCAAATGTAACTGCAACACTATCAGACTTTTATGCTGCTGATTACGTAGACAAACTAGACGAATTGAAAGTAAATATTGATGAGAGAAACATTGTAGCACAAAATGCTGCATATGCTTTAGGTCGTAAGACTGATGAAATCATCACAGATACTTACAATTCAGGTGCAACTGCACTAGCAAATAACTCTGCTGGTACAACTACTGGTATGAACTTAGACAAAGCTCAGAATGTTTTTGAAATCTTTGGAAACAATGATGTTCCAGATGATGGACAAAGATACTGGGTAGTCGGTCCAAAACAGTGGTCTGACCTATTAGATATAGATCAGTTCTCAAGAGCTGAATATATCGGTGAAGCAGATCTACCTTATAAAGGTGGAATGACAGCTAAAAGATGGTTGTCTTTCATGTGGATGGGTTTTAGTGGTCTACCAACATCTGGTTCAACAGATAGACACACTATGGCTTTCCATAAATCATCTCTAGGTATGGGTGTAGGTTCAGACGTAAGAACTGAAGTTAACTATATCCCTGAGAAAGTAGCACACCTTACAACTTCATATATGTCAATGGGAGCAGTCCTAATTGATGGTGATGGTGTAAGAATCCAGAAGTGTGCAGAGTAGGAGTAAATAATGGCATACGCAACTTCAAATCCAATTAAGAAGATCTCTCAAATGGGAGATAGCAATTCCTTATGGTACTACTCTGACGGAGATGCTATAGGAACTATTGATGATGCAGATTACTTTTTAGCAGCGACAGGCGACCTGAACGCTGGTGATGTAATCATTGTAAACAGTGGTGGATCAAATGGTGTTGTAGATATTGTAATAGTATCAGCAGCAACATCCTCTACAGTAACAGTCGCATTATTATCATAATGATATTGGGGGGATTTATTCCCCCCTTTAAATATGGCAAGTACTAAAGTAGACATATGTGCAAGAGCATTAATTATGATTGGTGCTCAACCAATATCTTCATTTTCAGATGGAAGTACAGAAGCTCTAGTAGCATCAAATATTTATGAGAATATTGTAGAGTCTACACTATCTAGACATAGATGGACCTTTGCTACAGAACAACAACAATTAAGTTTATTAACAGCAACACCAACTGGTAGATATGAATTTGCTTATCAGTTACCAACTTCACCAGATTTATTACAACTAAATACTTTAACTGTTGCTGATGTGCCTATTCAATATGCAAGATATGGTGATAAAATTTTTTTAAATGGATATGGTTCTTCTTCTGCAGTTATTGCTGATTATGTATTCAGACAAGATGAATCACAGTTTCCAGCATACTTTCAACTATGTTTAGAATATCAATTAGCATCTATCTTTGCAGGATCAGTAGCAAGAGATGCAGCTATGATAAAACAGTTTTCTGATTTAGCAGAAAGACAAATATTAATATCTAAGAATATTGAGAGCCAAGAAGTTTCTACAAAGAGATTAAATTCAAAAAGATTTATAACAAATAGATTAACGACCAGGGGGTACTAGTGGCTAGTGTCCTAAGAACAGTATACACCAACTTTTCAAGTGGTGAACTTAACTCATCACTTGTTACTAGAACAGATGCTAATGCATACTTCAATGGTGCTAAAACTTTGCGTAATTGGTATTTATTAGATGAAGGTGGTATTATGCGTAGACCTGGAACTACATTTAAATCTGTATTACCAGGCAAATCAAGAATCATACCTTTTATTTTTTCTAATGATGAACTAGCAGTTTTTGCATTATCAAATAATAGATTAGATATATTTGATAGTTCAGGTGCAAGTATACAAGCTAATATAACATCTAATTGTAATTGGACTACAGCTCAATTATTTGAATTAAACTTTGCACAGTTCGGCGATACGGTATTTCTCACACATAGAAATAATCCTATTATTGAAATCAAAAGAACTAGTGCTAGTAATTTTACTGTTTCTTTATTTGAGTTTGAAGATGATGATACAGTACAAGTAAGTGGTATTAATAAAACTACACAGCCTTTTTACAAATATGCACCTACATCAGTAACAGTTACTCCTTCTGCTACAAGTGGAACAGGCGTTACACTTACAGCTAGTGCTAATACTTGGGATGTAAATCATAATGGTACGTATTTAACAATTGGTGGTAAACAAGCAAAGATAACTGGATATACAAGTGCAACCGTAGTTACTATTACAATATTAGAAACATTAGCTGGAACTACTGCTGAAGCAGATTGGGAAGAACAATTAATATCTGCTGTTAGAGGTTTTCCACAAGCAGTTACTTTCCATGATAATAGATTATATTTTGCTGGAGTAAGAGATGCTCCTGCTGCTGTAATAGGATCACAAGTAGGTGGGTATTTTAATTTTGATGTAGGATCAGGTAATGCTGATGAAGCTGTAAATGTATTTGTGTCTGGCGATAGAGTAAACGAAATTAGACATTTAGTATCTTCAAGAAACTTACAAGTATTAACAGATGGTGGTGAATATTTTGTGCCGACATCCACAGATACTTCTGCTGTAACACCAGCTAATATAACATTTTTAAGACAAACACCATATGGATGTAGCAGAGCAAAGCCAATAGTATTTGATGGTGCAACTTTATATGCACAAAAGAATGGTAAATCTATTCGTGAATATTTATTTAGTGATGTTGAAAATGCTTATGCATCTACATCTATTTCTATATTAGCATCACAGTTAATTAAATCACCAGTAGATATGACTATGATAACTGGTTCAACAACTAGACCAGAACAGTTTGCTTTCTTTACTAACAATGATGGAACACTTGCATTATTCCATAGTGTTAGAGCAGAAAAGATAGCAGGTTGGACACAATGGGAAACAAAGACAGGAGATAAGTATACTAGTATAACTGCAATCAATGAAAATTTATTTTGTGTTGTTGAAAGAAATTTAGAAGGATCTACACAATACACTTTAGAAAAATTTGCTGAACAAGATGATTTAACATTAGATTGTTCTGGAGCAACTACAGTCAATCAACAAGGCACTCCATTAGTCAATGGTGCTTCTCAATCAGGTTCAACATTAAATGTTGATGGATATACTAGTAGTCCAAACATAGGAGATAGAATTACTATTAATGGAGTTACTGGAACATATGAAATACTAACAGTTACTGCTACATCTACTGGACATACATTAGTTTTAAATCAAGCACTAAATTCTTCACCTGCTGACGATGCTCCAATTACAATTACATCAGGTCGTGTCCATAACAGTCCATCTCATTTAACTGGGGAAACAGTTAATGCTGTTGATGGTACTTTTTCTTTAGGTAGTCTTACAACATCTGGAAATGATACTATTACATTTGAAGAAGCCCATAATGCAGGTGTTATAGTAGGATTTAATTATGATCCTAGTTTAGAAACAATGCCTATAGATAGAGAAGTTGCTACTGGTCCATTGACTGGTGAAATAAAAAGAATATCTAGGGCAGTTATAGATGTATCAGATACACTAAATGTAGCTTTACAAGCAGCAGATAATACTGCTAAAAGTTTAGTTATAAGACAGGTTGATTTTAGTATTGATAATCCAATCACACCTGTTACTGGTAAAAAGGAGTTTTTCTTTTTGGGATATAACAGACAACCAACATTAAAGATAACACAAACAGCACCCTTGCCTTTGAAGGTTTTAGGTGTAGCATTAGAGGTAGTATACTAAAATGGGCGTAGAAACAGCATTATTAATATCAGCAGGAGTAGGAGCAGTAAGTAGTGTAGCTAATGCACAAGCTGCAAATGCTGCTTTAAATAATGATATAGCAAGATATAAAGATGAAAAAAAATATGCAGAGCTTAGAGCTTTACAAGATGAAAATGCACGTAGACGTGTAATGGATGAAACACTTGCTGCTAATAGAGCTATTGCTGGAGCTGCTGGTATATTAGATGATAGTAGATCATTTTTATCTATACAAGAAGATGTAGTATCAAATGCAGTAAAAGATATACAATCAATTAGATTAAATTCAAAGATAGCTAATTCAAAATATGATCAAGCTATAATTAATTCTAAAATTGAAAAACAACAAGTAGCATATAATGCAATAGCTGATGTATCTAGTTATGCTGCAAATGGATGGAATTACTATAAATATTATAATCCAGCACCAAAAACAAAAACAACAGGGATAGGTCCAGGAGAAAGTACAGCTAGATTTGGAACTCCACTAGCAGCAGGATTACAAAAATAATGGTTTTACAAAGAGGAGCAGAACTTAATAGAGGAAAAAGAAGAACACTTCTTGAGAATCCTTTTGGAGTTGTACAAACTAATACAGCCAGTCTTGGAACTATAGGTGGTAAGTTAGCAGAAACAGCTGAAAAGATAACTTTATTCCAAGCTGATATAATGGATAAAGAATGGCAAAATGATTTTGATACAAGCTCTAGTGCTTTTATAGTAGAAGAAACTAGAAAAGAATTACAAAGCACAAATCCAGATTTAGTAGGATTACAACAAAAATTATTATCATACAAAGATAAAGCATTAGGAGAAGCACCACAAAGGTTTGCAAACTATATTACAAACAAACTTGATGTAGCGTTTTCTGAAAACATTAACTTAGTTACAGATTATGCAAATGATTTGAAATACACAAATTTACTTACAAAAACACAAGAACTAGAAACTAGCAATATTGCATCAACTACTAATTACATAGATCAGATTATTAAAAATAATCCTGGAGATATTGAAAAACAAAATATGTTAATTGAAACACATTATACAAATGTTGTTACTCCTGCTATAAATAGAATAGCTAAAAACTACGAAACATTAAATCAACTTAAACCATTAAAGATTACACCAACAGACATAGAAGTTAATGTAAGAGCCTTACAAACAGATTATTCATCACAAAAATTTTACTCAAAAATGAAAAGTATTATTGGTGCGATAGATTTTGACAACTCAACAACAGAAAGTTTATCAAGACAACTTATTGAAGCTAATGATGTTATTGATGATATGATTGAAAACTTTGTTACTAATCCAGAATCTAGAGATATAAATAATTTATCTGATTCAGAGGTTGAATCTATTAGAAAAAATTATGTAGCTCAAAAAGAACAACTTTTAAACTTTAATAATAAAAGAATTAAAATGGCTGAAATAGCAACAAACACTATTATAGCTGAAAAATCACAGTTTGTAATAGATACATATATTAATGATCCTCAGAAAGCATTGAACTCTAGTATATCAGATGTATTAGAAATAGTAGCCAATGATGATTATTTGTTTCAAAATCCAACTACAGCTATGGCTACAATACAAGAATCACTTAATGCAATAAGTATTCATAAATCACTAAAATCTATATATGACAAGTATAATGGTATTTTTCCAGAAGCAACTACTCTAAAAGAACTAATTAAAAATGATACTGATATTGAACTAACAGATAAACAATTAATCCAATACAGAAATACTATGATAGGTGTTCCATCAAAAACTACTAACGAATATATGATGATGGTACAAGATGTAAAAACTATTCCTGGATATGGTGAACCTATGGTAGGGAAAACTGTAGATCAAATAAATTTAGAAAAAGAAAATTTATATCAAATAAAAGCATTTGAATACAATATGAAGATGGGAAATATGCCCATGGATGGCAGAGATACCTTTGCTAAAGTAGATGCTATCATAAGTGCAAGTGGTGATGGTATTAGCAGTACAGATGCAGCACAATTACAAAATACATTTGAATTTTACAGACTATCTAAAAGTTTAAATCCATTAGCTTTTTATGAAGCAGGATATGGTGAAGTAAGTGATTTCTTTTTGTATCTAGATAAAACAAGAGGTGAGCCATATTTAAATGTAAACATTACAGATATTGAAAATATTAGACGTTTGTATACAGAATATAGAGATAATGTAAAAGCAGGATTTGACTTTGATAAAGCAAATGAATTTGTAAACAAAAGTGGATTAGATGCTATGAACTCAAGTTTTATAGAAAGTAGAGTTATTGATGATGCACAAACACAATATGGTCCAGTTGCATTATTTAACTGGGTAAGAAATAAAATACCAAGTTATTTACCTTTTGGTCTAGATGAAGATGATAAGAAACAAAAGACTAGTAGTTATACAGATTTGTTTGGATTATCAGAGTTTGAAAAATTATCACTAGCAATAACACAACCAGTGTTTTTTAAAAGTGATGCATCAGAAGCAGCAGAAACAAGACTTATAAACTTACCTCCAGATATAGAAGCACAATTAAATTCTATATATACAACCTCATTAAATAAGTTAGTAGACTTTAGTTTGGTAGATAGTAATCCTGATAAATTAAGAAAAGATATAGAGAATAATCAAAAACTAGCTATGGATATGACTATAAGAAAATTAAGAGATGAAGGTTTTGGAGTTAGTAAGTATGAATCATCAGGTCCAGGTTTAACATTAGCATATCAACCTGTAGACGATAAAATTATTTATGAAAGATTAGAAGATAAAGATATGTACATAGCAGTGCATTTTTACAATCGTGTAAAAGATATGGAAGCAAAATATAATACAGAAGATTATAATTACATGATGGAAAACTATCCTCAGTTTTACATTAATAATTTTGGAACTGATCAAGAAAACAAAGTTGAATTTAATTTAGCAAGAGCATATGAAATAGCTATTGAAAAAGATGGAGTGTTTTTAGAAAGAGTACCTGGCACTGATGTATATAGATATAACTTAGATCCTAATTATTTTTACGCACAAAACCAAAGACTTGAGTTAGATGGAGATATTGATGAAGCACAATACTTTAGTCCAACAGGAACACTAGTTACTGAAAAAGGAGAAATAATCAGTAATGCAAATATTATAAGTAATGCAATAAAAAGATATCTAGATGAAAACCCATTAGATTTTGCACAAGATCTTGGTATTGACCAAGAAACTTTAGAATCAATTTTTACAAAGGTTATGTATCCAGGTGTTAAATTTATGACTAGTGAAGAAGAAATTATGAACTACATTGATAAACAAAGTGTTCATACTTTTAATATACAGTAATGGCAAATGTAGTATACAAAGGTTTTCATAAGAATCACGTTTCAAGAACAGTAGATAATGAATCTAGTTTAGATAAGTTTTTTTCTAGACCAAAAATGGAAGGAATCCAAAAAGGATTTGTTGATGAAAATAGTGTAGCTTTATCATACACAACATTCACAGAAAGAAATAGAAAGAACTTTACACCTGATCCAGAGTACAACCCATTCTATGATAAAAGTTTAGCTCCATTTGTAAATAATATGGACTATTTTCAATTTTCAGAAAGTGCAAATGAAACCAAATATTTAATGACTAAACTGCAAGAAGAAAATGACATTATACAAGCAAACCCTGGAGCATATTTTATTGGAAGATTAACAGGTGCTATATTAGATCCTATTAGTTTATTTGCTTTTAGTGCAAAAGCATTTAGAACAACGCAAGGTGCTTTAAATGTAAAAAAGGTAACAGGAGTTATGGCAGCTGAGGAGCTATATAAACAAACAATAGATAAAACAAGAGAACAAGAACTAACATATATAGTTCCTTTTGGTACACTTATAACAACAGGATTACTTAGTGGTATATCAAGACTTAGAAACAAAGAAGGTGGTGAGGCTATTGCTAAATACAATAGAGATATGGATAGGCTTGATAGAAAAGAAACTGAGGTTGCAAGTACAAAAATTGTAGATCAAGATGATATAGATACTAGAATTTTTGATCCTAATAAAAAAGTTAAACCACAGTCTGTAGGAGCTAGTGCTTCTGCTGAATCAAAAGGTGTGTCTTATAATGATGATTTATGGGATGAGGCTTTTGTTAAAACCTATACAGGATTAGAAGATACTCCTATTACACCTATGTTTAGAGCCATACAATCTAAACTATTATCAGTTAGACAAATAGCTACAGATATGATGGATACAAAGTTAATACAAAATAAAAATTTAAAAGGTATAGAAACAACAAGATCTATAGAATCAAATATTGCAAGAAAAAATTTATATGTAGTAGATAATATTCGAGCAGTTAAAGATGCATATAAACAATATTTAAAAAGAGTTTATGAAGAAAACAACCTCGGCACACCAAACTTAAAAAATAGAGCTAAGAACTTTTTTAAGAAAAATAATATTATGTCAGAAGTAGAATTTAGAAAACAAGTATCTAAATCTTTGATAGCTAGTAATTTTGGACAAGGTAGATTATTGCCAGAAGCAGTAAATGTAGCCAGAACAGTAAGAGAAAATTTCTTTACGTTAATTGGTAGAGAAGCAGATGCAGAAGAATTATTTAGTTTATATTCAAAACTTATTATAGCAGGTTTGAAAAAAACTAGAGATGGAATGAGAAGTAGAGGTGAAACAAAGGTAGTTCAAAAAAATAAAGAATACTCATTACAAGATATAATGAAAAGAATAGATGATGAACAAGCTAGATTAGACACAATAAATGCAACTGGTCCTTTAAGAAAAGATTTTTTACCTAGATACTGGAGAAGAGATCTAATTAGAAAAGATATAAATCAGTTTAAAAAAGACTTACTTATTGCATTTAAAAACAAAGGTATACAAATGACATCTAAAGAGTTAGATGAGGTAGCAGATGACATATTAACATCTATGCCATTTAACAAATTACCAAAAAATCCAATAGGTAAAGATGATACATTTGATTTAGAGTTTGCTTTTCAAGCATCAGGTATATCTAAACATTTAAGAAATAGAGTTTGGAATTTTGATGATGAGCATCTATTAGCAAGAGGATATATGGAAGATGATATTAGTTTGATTATGAAACAGTATTTTAATTCTATTATGCCTGATATTGAAATATCTAAAGTATTTGGTGATGTTGCTATGATGGGTATTAGAGGACCTGGATATAAACCAGGCATAGCACAATTAAGAATAGAGTGGGATAATTTTATAAATAAAACTGCACCAAAGAAAACTAAACCAGAATTAAGAAAAAAGTTAATTGGTGAAAGAGATCAAGATTTAAGAGATATAGAAGCATTAAGAGATTTGCTTAGAGGTACACGTGGATTACCATCAGATCCAAGTGCTGCATTACCAGCTGCTATTAGAACATTAAAGAATGTTCAAAACATGATTTTTTTACAAGGAGCATTATCAGCTGTTCCTGACATGGCAAGATTAATTATGCAAAATGGTTTGAAAAATACTTTTGGTCAAATACTAGATACAGGTTTTTCTGGAATGTCTAGACAAGTTATGAAGCTATCAAAAAGAGAAGCTGAAATGGCAGGTGAAGCATTAGATTTATTATTTGCAGGTAGAGCATCTATTATTGGTAACGTAGATGATATGGTTTTTGGAATGAATAGTATTGAAAGAGCAACATCCAGCGCCAACTCGTTATATTTTACCTTTATTAACATGATGAATGTTTGGAATACAGGAGTAAAAAGAGGTTCTGCATTTATAGGAAGCACCAAAATATTACAATTATCAGAGAGATATGTAAAAGGTACTATAGGTAAAAGAGAATTAGCTAAACTTACAAAAATTGGAATAAATAGAGATATGGCTAAAAGAATATTTGAACAATACAAAGAGTTTGGTTTAGGTGTAAAAGCAAAAGAAACTGGTGGTATGAAAATAAATAGAATAGCTAGATCAGATACTTGGGCAGATAGAGAAGCTGCTAACGCTTTTAGTAATGCACTTAGACAAGAAATTAGAACTACTATTGTTACTCCAGATAAAGCAGATGTACCATTATGGATGAACTCACAATTAGGTGGTGTATTATCACAATTCAAAAAATTTGGTATGGCTGCTACACAAGCTATTTTGATGAGAGGTTTACAAGAAAGAGATCAAAATTTCTTTACTGGAGTTATATTCTTAGTAGGGTTAGGAGCTATGGTTGATATGTTAAGAACAAGAGCATTTGATAGAGATTACAGCAAAAAGAAACTAGGTGATAAAATAGCTAGTGCGATTGATAGATCTGCAGTTATTGGTATATTTAGTGATGTAAACAGAATGATAGAAGTAGCAAGTAATAATGAATATGGTATAGCTCCTGCATTAGGTGCAGGTAAGCCTTATGATTCAACATATAAACAAAAAATGGGATTAGTTGGACCAAGTGGTAGTTTAGCAGCTAATTTATATGAAATAATGTTAGATACAGGTAGTGGTAATTATGATTACACTACAGCCAGAGCAATACGAAGGTCTTTACCTTTGCAAAATATATGGTATTTAGATGGTATCTTTGATAGGTTTGAAAAAAGTATAAGATAATGGCATTACAAATAAGTGATACAACACCTAAAAATCAATATACAGCTACGTCTGGACAGACTACATTTGCTGTTAGTTTTGAATTTTTTGACGTAGCAGATTTAAAAGTTTTCAATGGTACGACACTCCTTACTTATGACAACTCACCTTCATCTGCATCACAATACAGCGTAATTGGTGCAGGTGTAACAGGTGGGGGATCTATAACACTAGGTGGCTCAGGTGCTACCCTGAATGATGTTATTACCATTATTAGAGATGTAGCTATTGCTAGAACTTCTGACTTTCCAGTATCTGGTAATTTTCCAATACAAACTCTAAATACAGAATTAGACAAGATTGTTGCTATGATGCAACAGTTAGAAGAAAAGTTTTTAAGAACATTACAATATCCTGTAACTAGTACTACAACCTTCAATGCAGATTTACCTGGAGAGCTGATTGCAAACAAAGTCCTTGCTATTAATAGTTCTGGTGATGGATTTGATGCTACTCAAGAACTGGGTGTATTTAGAGGTAACTGGGCTGCAAGTACAAGTTATAACAAAAGAGATTTAATTAAAGACACATCCACAAATAATGTATTTATTGTATTAGAATCACACACATCATCTGGTTCTCAGCCTCTTACTACAAATGCAAATAGTGCAAAATATGAATTAGTAGTAGACGCTGCAACAGCTACTACGTCAGCTACAAACGCTGCTAGTTCGGCATCTGCAGCATCTACTTCAGCAAGTAACGCAGCGGCATCAGCCACAACTGCTACAACTAAAGCAACTGAAGCTGCTACATCAGCAACTAATGCAGCGACATCTGAAACTAATGCAGGAACATCTGCAACAAATGCTGGTACACAGGCTACAAATTCAAGTAACTCAGCGACAGCGTCTGCTTCGTCTGCAACAACTGCATCTACACAAGCCTCTACTGCAACTACAAAGGCTTCTGAAGCATCTACATCTGCTACAAATGCAGCAACTTCTGCCTCTACAGCTACAACTCAAGCTACTAATTCTGCTAACTCAGCTACTGCTTCTGCTACTTCTGAAACTAATGCTGGTAATAGTGCGACTGCCGCAGCTACATCAGCAACTAATGCTAGTAATTCTGCGACAGCTGCCGCAAATAGTGCAAATGCTTCAGCCACAAGTCAAACTGCTGCTGCTTCAGCACAAACTGCTGCTGAATCTGCAAGAGATAGTGCTTTAGCTTCTTTTGATAGTTTTGATGACAGATACTTAGGACCAAAGAGTTCAGATCCTACTGTAGATAATGACGGAAATGCTTTGGTTGCTGGTGCTTTATATTTTAATTCTAGCTCTGGAGCTATGAAAGTTTACACAGGAAGTGCATGGGTAGATGCTTATAGTTCAGGAACTACTTTCTTAACAAAGTCAAACAATTTATCTGATTTACCAAATGCAGGAACTGCTAGAACTAATATGGGTGTAGCTATTGGATCTGATGTCCAGGCTCATAGTTCAGTATTAGATGCAACTACTTCTTCTTATACTACAGCTTTAAATACAAAGTTAAGTGGTATTGAAACAGGAGCAACAGCAGACCAGACTGCTAGTGAGATAAGAACACTTGTAGAAAGTGCCAGTGATAGCAACGTGTTTACTGATGCTGACCATACAAAATTAAATGCTATAGAAGCAAGTGCAACTGCCGATCAAACAGGTGCAGAGATCAAAAGTGCATACGAAGGTGAATCTAATACTAATGCTTTTACTGATGCAGAAAAAACAAAATTATCTGGTATAGAATCTTCTGCTACAGCAGATCAAACTCAATCAGAAGTAACTGCTTTAGTAGAGTCAGCTGCTCTAGATATGGGTAGTAACGATATTACAACTACAGGTAAAATTAAGTTTGCAAATATGTATGCACAACTTAGTGATTTACCTAGTGCTACTACTTATCATGGTATGTTTGCACACGTTCATGCAACAGGTAAAGGTTACTATGCTCATGGTGGTGCATGGATTGAACTAGCAAATAACAGTCAATTAGGTGCATATCAAACAACATCTGGTTTAAATGGTGCGGTTGATACACATTTAAATCAATCAACTGCAGCAACTGGTGAAGTTCTTAGCTGGAATGGTAGTGATTATGATTGGATTAGTAATGCAGGTTTTTCAAATTCAGATTTCGATAATAGATTAGCAACCAAAACAACAGCAAACTTAACAGAAGGTTCTAATCTTTATTATACTGATGAAAGAGTAGACGATAGAGTATCTAGCTTAATAGTAGCAGGAAACAATATTACTACTGCTTACAATGATACTGCAGGAACTCTTACTATTAACTCAGCAGGAAGTGGCAACACATCAAGTCCTGAAATTTATGGGTTTGTAGTAGATCAAGCTACAGGTAGTTTATCAGTAACTACAACAAATGGTGGACAAGATAATATTAGTTCATCAACGTATGCAACATTTGATGATGTTGTGTATGCATCAACAGGTTTTACTTGGTCTGTAACAGCATCAGGTGAATTAAGAGCAACAATATAATGGAGAATAAAATATGGCTACAATAGACTTAGGCAAAATATCTTTTGTCAACAAAGGCACTTGGTCTAGTTCTACTGCCTATACTGAAAGAGATGTCGTTCAGTATACCGACAATGGTATACTTTCGTCTTATGTAGCAGTAGCAAATTCCACAAACCAAGTACCCTCAACAAGTGGAACAGTTAATAGTTCTAATTGGAACTTTTTAGCAAAAGGTGGAGCATCAGGTGATTCATTTGGATTATCTAATAATCAAATCCCATTGAAAGATAATAGTGGTAATCTAGGTGGATTATCAATTGGTACTGCAGGTCAAGTATTGAAAGTAAACAGTAATGCAAATGGTTATGAGTTTGGTGCTGCAGGTGGTAGTAGTGATATAGTTGAGATAGGTTCAGCAACTGTATCTGGTCAATCATCTGGTAGTGTAACCGATATTGATATACAGCCTACATATAATAGCAGTTTATATTATATGTATAAGGTTGTTGGTTGGATAGATACTCATTCTGCAGATGCTTTAAGATGTAGACTTCTAGATACTAGTGGAAATCCTGTAACAACTAGTAGCTATAAGTTTATAAAGCACTGGGCAAAACAAACCACAGTAAGTGGTGGAGGTAGCGTAGGTGGTCAGAAACAAGGAAACGGAGGAGGTGATAATAAGTGGGATCTTAGTGTATTTGCACCTACTTTTTTCCAAGGTTATGCTTTATCAAACTTTGTTTATTACCACACTCCTCAAGGTTGGGGTAGTGGTTGGAGTAACAATGGTTACAAAAGTATGTGGGGATGGCATACTGTACAAGGTTCAGGTAATGATATGCCAACACCACAAGCATTTAATGGTAGATTTGATGGTAGTGCAGCCCAACATAACGGACTCAGATTTTCTTTTCTCTATGCAGGATCAGTTAAAGATGCAGTAATTAAATATTATGGGTTCAAGAAATAAGGAGTAAATATGTCAAAAAAAATATTAGTAAATAATGTTCTAAGAGATGCTACTGATGAAGAATTAACTCTGGCGGAAGCAGATAAAATACAAGCAGAAGAAGAAAAAGCTGCATATGATGCATCTGTATCTGCAGAAAATTCTGCATTAGCAAGTGGTAATACTAAGTTATTAGACTTAGGTTTAACACAAGAAGAAATCACTGCTCTTACAGGTTATGCACCTTCTGAATAATGTGTGAATTTTGTAACGGCGAATGTGTTTGTAGGTAATGCCTAGTCTTTCAGATAAAACTGAAATAGGCTTACCTCTCAAAAATCTATTAGGATTATTAGGTGTTACTGCAACTGCAGTATGGGCATATTTTGGTGTCATTGAAAGACTTAATAATATAGAAACTAGAGCTACTCTATTTGAAGCTGATCTGGTAAAAAATGCAGATCAAACTCCTATAGATCAGGAACAGTTTATGCTT